AAAATAAATAATAATAAAATGGATTTAAAAATTAAAGGAACAATTAAACAGATCGGAAACAAACAAATATTTGATTCAGGATTTCAGAAAGTAGAATTTATATTAACTACGGATGATAAATATCCTCAAGACATAAAATTTGAAAGCTTAAAAGATGATGCAGATAATTTTATAAAATATAATCATGTAGGGGATGCCGTTGAAGTATCATTTAATATTAGAGGTAATGAATATAAAGAGAAGTATTATGTTAATCTACAAGCATGGAAGGTCTTTAAAACAGAAGTTGATAAGATTGACGAATCTCTGGAGAAAAAAGAAGAGGAGAGTGATGATCTACCTTTCTGAATAAATTACTTTACTAATAATGGATGGTATATAGTAGATGAAAAAAAATAAAAAATATCTATCAGAAGAACAAAAAGAGAACATTGATTTATTAGTATTAAAAGGACATACATTACAGGGCATAGCTGATTTATATAAATGTAGTTATGCTCTGGTTGTTAAACATTTTAGAATCATGAAAAGCAATAAAATTAGAGTTGAAAGAATAACATTATTTGGTAAAAATGAATCGTATTACAATAAAGAAGAGGACTACGGAAAATTACCTAAATATTGTTATAATGATCTTTCAGAACAAGAAAAGAAGATTTATAAAAAATTATTATAATTTTATACAAACAAACAAACAAAGAAAAGAATGAGCATACAATTACCATGGTATAAATTTTACCCAACAGAATGGCTTTTCGGTCGAATAAGTCACGAATCTCCAAAAATTCAAATATCCTTTTTAAAAACCTGTTGCTTCTATTGGCAGAGAGGTTGTGATATGGATATTGATTATTTATTACTTTATGTAGATAAAGAAATCATTACGGAGCTTCATAAAAAGAATTACATTATTTATAATAAAAAGAGTAATAAAATCAGGATTAAATTCTTAGATGAACAGAGCAAAGAAAGGAAACAAAAGAATAGTAAAAAGATTGAAGCAGGAAGAAAAGGAGGTTTGAAATCTGCATCAATGAGAAAGAAAAAAACCTACGAAGATTATATACAAGAAGCTATGAAGCATGATGATCCTGCTCAATGTTTAAACAGAGATGTAGCTGAGATATTAATTAACGGAAAGATAAAGAGAGGAGAGATAACATTATGAGCATTTTAAAGAGAGGTTACGGACAGGAAAGCTTATACGATTATCATGAAGGGAAAATAAAAAAAGGATTAGACATTGGATTGGAGGACTTCGATAAACATCTGAGATTCAAACAAGGACAATTCGTTATGATAAATGGATTAGATAATGTAGGAAAGACTTTATTTATTGTATGGTATTTTTTATGCTTATCTATGAAACATGGCTTAAAATGGTGTATCTGGAGTGGAGAGAATGAAGCATGGCAGATCAAAAGAGATTTAATGTCAATGTACGAGGGCGTAAAATTCAATGAAATAGATATTAAAAGAATTACTGTATTAATGGATTATATTGATAATTGGTTTCTGTTTGTAGATAACAGGAATCTATATAGTCATAAAGAGATACTAAAATTATTCAAATCTCAGGAGGTTAACGGATGCTTGATTGATCCTTTTACAGGCATGAATCATGATAGAAAAATTAATCAGTTTGAAAGGAATTATCAATTTTGTAACGATGTTAGGGAGTTTTGTAATAAAACAGGAAAAACAGTTTATGTTAATACCCATCCTCAGACAGAAGCATCCAGAAGAGTATATGCTAATGACCATACTTTAAAAGGATTTGTGCAACCGCCTAAAAAATCAGATACAGAAGGTGGTCAGAGCTTTGCGAATCGATGTGATGACTTCATTACAATTCACAGGATGACTAACCACCCTGAAATGTGGATGTTAACAGAAGTCCATGTTAGGAAAGTAAAAGACAAAGAAACCGGAGGAGATATTACATTTTTAGATAGCCCTTTGAGATTAGACTATAATTCTGGATTAGGATTTACATTAGGAGGTCAAAACCCATTAAAAGCATTAAGATGAAAGTTACAGACAAAATAGAAATAACTTGTGAAGATAATATGCAGTTAATGGCAAGGTTTAAGGATAACCACTTTGACTTGGCTATTGTAGACCCACCTTATGGTATAAAAAGAGATGGGCATAAAGGAACTGAATGTAAAAATAAAAAGCACAATTGGAAAAAACACGAGTTTAGAGATTGGGATAACTCAACACCTAATAAAGATTATTTTAATGAACTATTTAGAGTTTCAAAAAATCAAATTATTTGGGGTGCTAATTACTTTGTTAGGTATTTAAGAGATGCAAAAATGGGTTGGATTTTTTGGTATAAAGGTCAAGAGGGTTTAACTATGAGTGATGGTGAAATTGCTTATTCTTCTTTTCAAAGAGCAACAAGGCAAGTAAATATCAATAGAAGTTTTATAGCTAAAAACGGAGGTAGCATACACCCAACTCAAAAACCTATTCAGCTTTATGAATGGTTATTAATGAATTATGCTAAAGAAGGTGATAAAATACTTGACACTCATTTAGGTAGTGGAAGCATAGCAATAGCTTGTCACAATTTAAAATATGATTTAACTGCTTGTGAACTTGACAAAGAATATTATGAAGCAAGTATAAAAAGAATAAAAAACCATATATCACAACAAAGACTATTTTAATATGATAGAGCCAAACTTACAAATAATAGAAGCAAAGAATAATATTACAAAGTTGATATATACAATTAAATTGAAATATCAAAAGAAAGATGGGAGCTATGACATTCCAGAGAAGAGCTTAGAAACTGTAAAAGATTTAAAAGAAACTATTGAATTAATCAATTTTTTATACGATTTTATAAGGGAGCAAAGAGATCAGATCAATAAAGAAAAGATACAGAATTTAAAAAGCTTTAAGGAAATAGCAGAATTAAAAAATAAAATAACATCATTAAAAAGACAGATTGAATTATGACAGGAGTAATTGTAATAACATTATTTGCATTAATTGTAATGACATTATATTATTTAACTCGTGACTGAAATATATATTTACATATCATTAGGTTATATAATTTGCTTTGTGTTTGGTGTATTAGCAGGAATGAAAGTAAACGAATAATTTGGTAATAAATGACAATCACAAACGAAGATAATATGGAACTAATGGCAAGGTATGAAGATAACTACTTTGACCTTGCTATTGTAGACCCTCCTTATGGGATTGATATACATAAAATGAATTACACACAATCAATAAAAGGTGGTGTTGCAAAAAGAAAAGATTACTCAAGTGTTGGAGATTGGGATAGTAGCACACCAACAGATGAATATTTTAAAGAATTATTTAGAACATCTAAAAATCAAATAATATTTGGAGGTAACTATTTTAATTTACCATTAACAAAAAGTTGGTTGATTTGGGATAAAAGGACACAAGATAAATATTCAAATGATTTTGCAGATTGTGAGATGGCTTGGAATAGTTTTAATAAACCTGCAAAAATATTTAGATGGTTATGGAGTGGAATGATGCAACAAGATATGAAAAACAAAGAAAAAAGAATACATCCAACACAAAAACCTGTTAAACTTTATGAATGGCTATTAATGAACTATGCAAAAGAAGAAGATAAAATTCTTGACACGCATTTAGGAAGTGGCTCAACAGCTATTGCTTGTCATAATTTAGGTTATCACTTAACCGCCTGTGAACTTGATAGGGAATATTATAATGCAGCAATAAAAAGAATAGAACAACATAAAGCACAACTAAAAATATTTTAACTATGGGTGGTAAAAGTAGTCAGCAAAAAGGTAAACGATTTGAACGTGAAATAGCTAAACAAATTAACAAGAAGTTTGAAACCAACGTAAGACGCACACCTTTAAGTGGTGGGCTTTCTTTCAAGGGGGATATTATTTCTATTGACGATAATAGTATAATATCTGAATTTAGTTGGGAATGTAAGAACCAGGAAAAGCTAAATATTTGGAAAGCTCTTGAACAATCCAGAAATGATGCTCCTCAACGGACTATGCCTGTTGTAGTATTCACAAAGAATCATGAAAGGGATTATGTTGCATTGGAGTTTGAAGATTTCATGAACTTATTAAAGGAGTTGGAGGATCTTAGAAATGAAAATACTTGAATTATTTGCAGGAAGCAGGTCAATTGGTAAAGTTGCTGAAAGTCGAGGGCATGAAGTCTTTAGCGTTGATATAAATGATTTTAAGGACATCGATTTAGTAATTGATATTTTAGATATACAGTTTGATAATTTAATGAAAAAATTATTTAATAAGGGAATGGATAATATTGATATGGTATGGGCTTCTCCTCCTTGTACTTATTTCAGCGTTGCAAGTATCGGACATCATTGGAATAAAGACCATACTCCAAAAACTGAAAATGCTTTATTAGGAGTTGAATTAGTACAAAAGACTTTAGGTATTATTAATTGGTTTCCAGATGCTTTATTTTATATAGAAAATCCAAGAGGGAAACTTAGGAAATTACCAGTAGTTGAAAAAATAAATAGGACAACAGTTTGGTATTGTCAGTATGGAGATAAAAGAGCAAAGCCAACAGACATCTGGAGTAATAATATTTATGATCCATTATTTAATTCAAAAGGTTGGAAACCAAAAGAACAATGCTTTAATGGTAATAAAAATTGCCACCATGAAAGAGCGCCACGAGGAAGTCAAACAGGAACTCAGGGATTGAAAGGAAATTATGAAAGAAGCAAGATTCCAGAAGCTCTATGTTTGGAAATCATAAAAGCATCAGAAATTCAAGTTAAAAATTTTCACTAATTTTGTGTTTTCAAATGGATGAACTTTACAATGCTTGTTAAAGATTTAGAGGTGTATATAGAAAACATCGGCAAACATTATAGAGTACCTGCATTAGAAGATTATAGACAAGAAGTTCTTTTGATATTATTTGAGAAAGGAAATGATTTTATTCTGGAGCTGAATGCAAATGATAAATTAAAAAACTATGTTTATCGAATTTGCGTCTTATTGTTATATTCAAAAGAAGGAGCTTATTATAAAAAATATATTAAGCCAAAGATATTAGGATCAGAATTAAAAGGAACAGAAAAGAGAGAAAGCAAGTCCTTCAATGAAGAGAGAATAAGTGATTTAATCGATTCTCTGGAGGGGATGGATAAACAATTATTAGAGCAATTATTAATTTGTAGAGGTAATAAATATTCATTTTCAAAGAAAGCTAATATTAGTTATTCTACTATCAATATGATGTTAAATAATTTGTCTGAAAAAATTAAAAAGGATTGGGATATAAATGATTTCTATGATTGAACTTAAAATTATAATATTACTTA